CCGGATTAGACCCTAAAAAGATTGAAGATTATTTTCCTAGACAATGGAACAGAGAGGCAATTAAAAATAAAAGAGAGCTATTTGAAGACAAATTAGTTGACGAAGGAATTGTTACTAGAGATGAAGTTACAGGCGTGGTTAATGGCATGCTTAATAAACAAAACGAATTGTATGGGTCACATTCTAATCTATTAACTCAATCTCGTGTATTCAAAAATTTAAAGGACAATGAGTTTGAAGAATTTTTAACTAATGATTTAGTACCTGTAGCAACCAATTATTATATGAATGCTGCAAGGACTATACAGATTAAAAAATCATTTTTAGGTCCCGGTAAAGATGTTGGGGTTGTAGGAAAAACAGAAGAAGAAAACTTAATTTTATTTAAAAAAAGTAACGAAGACCAGTTTATAGAAAGATTTATTAATCCTATTGATGAAGAATTAAAAGCAGCTAGAAAAGGAACAGTAGGTTTAACAGCAAGAGATAAAAAAGATATTCTTAATGTCTTTAAGTCTATTACAGGTCAAGTAGATTACTTTGATAACGGTTTAATACAAGGTATTTATGATACTACAAAGTTAGCAAATGCAATTGCTTATCTACCTCTGGCAACTATTTCATCTATTACAGAGGCTTTAATACCTTTTGCAAAGGCTCCTTTTAACTCTGCTCGAAAAGGAATCCAAGAAGGAGTTGCACGAGGTCATAAAATATTTACTGATGAAACAGGTCAATTATTAAAAGAAAAACATAGACTAAGCGATGATGAAATTCGTAGAGAAATGAATAGTGTTTTTATCGCTGTTGATGAAGCAATGGGAGATGTAACTAATCGTTTATCTGGTGAAGGATTACAAAATGAGTTTCTTAAAAAACAAGCTAGAAGATTTTATAGATTTAATCTTCTTGTACCTTGGACTAAAACAGTGCAGCTTGCTGCGTTTTCAACCGGTAAAGATTTGATTAGAAAAAACTTAGAGCTTTTAAACAAAGGTGGACTAAGCAAGAATAAACAACAAAGGCTAGAAGGAGAACTGTTTGATTTAGGAATAGATATTACTAAAGGTAGAAACTGGCTGACAAAAGGTGGTAAAACAGAAGACCCTTATTATAGAGATATTATTAAAGGTGCAGGTAGATTCACAAACTCCATAATCTTACAAACCTCTAGAGAGTTCGGAACAGTGCCAACATATATGACCAATCCTAAAGTGGATATCTTTACACAGTTTTTAAGATACCCTACAGTGTTTGGTAATACTGTTCTTAAAAACTTTGCTAGAGATGCTATCACAGACCCTACAGTAAATGCACCTAAAATAGCTGCCTTCGCAGTCATGGCAACTAACGTAGCAAAAGCTACAAACTATTGGAGAACTTCAGAAGAAAATAGAGAGCGTATAGATAAAGAAGGTGAAGACTGGAGAGACACCTTAAAAGCTTTTCAAAGAGTTGGGCTGCTTGGTCCCTTAGAGTATGGAGTGAGAGTAACAGAAGGCTTATCATATGGACAGAATCCTCTACTAGCAACAGCCGGTGTTGGTGGTCCAGTAATAAATGACATCATAGGTCTTGCATTCTACAACAGAGGTTTGTTAGAAACAGCAGCTCGTAAAGCTCCCCTAATAGGAACAAAAAACATTTTTGATAGAGCTGTAGGTGATATTATGGAAGAATATACAGGCTTTAGAGAACCTTATACTCCTATGCAAAAAGCAGCTAAAGAAGCTACCAAAAGCATAAGAGGAGTTATTAGAGCCGGAA